CCCTTGTTGACTTGCTTGCGCGAGTCGTCGCGGAGGGAAGTTACCTGTGCCATTTAGCTAGTTCCTTCCTTAGGCGATCTTGAGCTCAACCGCGGTCTTCGACCGCAGCGGACGGATGCCGACCATACGCCGGCCGATCAGGAGCACGCCCTGCTTCTCCGGCTGATCGACCATCTGGAAGCCGAGGTCCTGGACCACGGCGGTCGCGGCCGCATACGGCGTGTACACAGCACCACGGGTGTTGGTCATGTCGATGCGGTAGGGCGCCGGGATGCCCGAGTTGGCGGAGTCATTGGCACCGAAGATGCCGTTCAGGTTGTTGCTCTTGATGACCTCGATGTCGTCGATGGTCGTCAGAGTGTGGCGCGTGGTGTTGGCTGAGCCACCGTTGAACTGGTTGTTCAGGTTCTTGTCGCTGCGCGCCATCAGATACCACTGAGCCGTCGGCAGGATCGCGCGAACGGGCTGCGAGTGGACCGGCACCTTCTTGCCGTCCATCGTCTCCTTGGCCTGGCTGATGCCATCCATGAGGGTCTGGGCGGTCGTCGCATAGGCGGCGTTGGTGAGCGCGGAGCCGCCGCTGTCGGCAGCGAAGAGCGCGCCTTGGCGGCTCGACTTGACGATCATGCGGGCCGCGAGGCCGTCGTAGTGCTCCGCAAGGGCGCGACCGATGGCTTCGCTGTACGGCGAGCGAACGTCGAGGTCGAACAGCGACTCGTCAACGTCGGACACGAAGACCGAGCTGATGAGCTTGTCGTCCGGATCGACGGTCACGTCCTGAGACGCAACCTGGCCGCCGGTGATCTCGACACCGGGCGTGTGGTACGCGACATCCGCGTTCCAGAACGCCATAAACTTGGCACTCTTGGCGCCCTTGAGGCTCTGCGAGAGGATCGTGTCTGCGATCTTCAGCTCAGCCGCATAGGCGGTGAGCACTTCCGAACCACGAGTGGTCAGGAAGAGCTCCAGATTGTCCGTGCCGCCTTCGCGGAGACCCGGACGTGAGGGATTGGAGTTCACTTAGCTTCTTTCGTTGAGGTGTGGACTTCTGGTGGTCCGCTTCCTCAAGGCCCGTGCTGGTCGAGGATCGGCCCCTCAGGGCTCGTCTCGGGCGGTTCGGGTTGTCTTTTGGTCGTCGGTGATAGGTGCCCGTCGTTGGCTATCGGTGACGGGGCCGAGGCCGTCAGTAAGCCCCGGCGTCGCGCGAACGGCGGGGGGTTCAGGGAAGCGCCGCGCGGTGCCTCCCCGGTAGGATTTACTTCATGCTCTGGGCCTTGATGGACCTATTGAGCTTGTCGATGGCCGCCTTGCGGGCGACCGGGTCGCGGGCCTTGTCGGCCTTCGCGAGAGCCTGATCGAACTCGGCGCGGCTATTGAAGACGTCGCCGCGGTTCGCTCCGCTGTTGATGTTCGTGAGCCGGCCTTCGCCTGGCTCAGCGCCGCGGTAGTCCTTGAAGAGAGCCGACACGGCCAGACCGACCGTCTCGACATCGCCGGACTGAGCGTTGAACGCCGCGATCTTCTTGGGTGACCAGTTCTGGGCCGCCCATTCGACGGCCTTCTCGACCTCCGCGTAGTCCTCGACGCCGGCCGCCTTCACGGCTGCCGACTTGAGGCCCTCCTCGTAGGCCTTTACGCCCGCGAGGTAGAGGTCAATCTGCTCGTTGCTGATGCCGGCCTTGATGAGCGGCTCGCGGACTTCCGCGGGGAGCTCGCCGGTCTCGGCGTAGGCCGTCTGGGCGGCCTCCATAGCGGAGGCCAGGTCGGCGCCCTCGGGTTTCTCGTCGTCCCCTTCGGGCTTTTCTTCGCCCTCTGGTTTCTCCTCGCCTTCCGGCTTCTCGTCCCCTTCAGGCTTTTCCTCACCCTCCGGTTTCTCTTCGCCCTCAGGCTTTTCGTCGCCCTTCGGCGCCCCGAGTTTGGTCTCGAGTTCCGCGTAGGACTTCACCAGGTCGGCCAGCCGAACCTCGCCCTTTTCCGCGTCCCAGAACTTCTCCGGGACGCCTTCAGGCGCCGGCTTGGGGTCCAGGACGGCGGACTTGAAGGGGTCCGGGTTCGGCACGTTGGCCGAGAATGACGCCGTTCCGGCGGGGGTCTCTACGACCTCGCCGCCTTCGACGGTCTGGTTCTCTTCCGCCATTACTCAGCCTCCGGGAAGCCACCAACCGGGTCCATGTAGGTCGTCAGGACGGTGCCGCCGTCGAGCTCCGTGGTGACGGCCTCATACTCGATGACCTCGTCACGCGAGGGGTTCAGCGTCCGGTCTTCATAGACCGTATTGGTTTCCCGGATGGTTCCGCCGGCGAGTTCCTCGCGCTGCGGAGTGGGTGCTGTCTGGGCCGCGACGATCTCAGCGATCTCGTCCGCGGGGATATTAACAATGTCGGATTTCTTACTGGCTGCCATTCATACCTTCTGCGATGGCGGAGGCCGCCTCAGGATTCTTCGCCAGGTCCATTGCACCTTTGGCGAGATGAGGAGCGACTGCCGCGGTGGTCTGCGCGTTAAGAGCTTGCTGCTGTTCGGCGGCCTGCTGGTCCTCTGACTTGAGGAGCCCCTGGACATCCATGATGCCCTGCGAGGTTCCAGTGCGGAGAGCGAGCTCCTGGCCGTCGATGTTGGCCGCCATCCAGTTCTCGCCAAAGAGGGCGAGAAGGGACTTGGCCCATTCCATGATAGCGACCGCTTCGTGCGTCTCGCCGAGAGCGGAGAACCCCGTGACCACCTGGACGGTGACCGTCTTGGGGAGCTTCGGGGCCTTGCCCTGCTTTGCCAGGATGTAGAGGACGCGGCGCGCATAAGGCGCCTGCGCTTCCGACGAGAGGACCGTGTAGGTTCCGCCGAAAGAGTCCTCGAGTTCCTGGGCGACGGCTCTGATCTCTTCGGCCGTGACACGCTCAGCGTCGCGAATGGTGTTCGCGGTGAGGAGAAACGCCTGACTGAGGCGCCGCTCAATGCTCTGGAGCACGTTCCATAGGACCTGGAAGTCCGCGCCCTTCTCGAGCTGGAGCGTGTGGATTTTGTCCATGAAGCCCGTGAGGGCGTCGCCGGTCTCGGCCTGGGCAAGCTCCTCCACGTCGATCCCGGAGTTCGGGTCGATGATGCGGATGATGCGCGCGGCCTCGGCGGCGAACATGAGGATGGACTTCCATCCGTCCTCAAGGGAGAGGAAGTCACCGGCGTACTCGGCGATCATCGACCGCCCGTAATCCGAGCCGGGAACTGCTTGCCAGCGGAGAGCTTGCCAACCCGCCACGTCGGCCTTGGCCTGCCCGCGGGAGCCGGGAACCTCAACGTCGTTGAGCTCCTGGTAGTGGATGATGTTATCCCCCTCGCGGAGGACCATCGTGTAAATCTTGACCTTGTCTTCGCTCTTGTCCGACGGGTGGCCGGGCTCGGCGGTTTCGTCGGGCTTGATGTTAGCGGCGGCGAGCGTCGCTTCGTCGAGCTCGGAGGGGTAGACCTCCTCTTCGATCACCGCTTCGAGCAGTTTGCCCTGGGCGTCACGGCGGACCACGTATTGGTCCAGCCGCCACATCCGCATGACAGTACCATCGTCGGGGTGGTAGACGAGCGAGTTGCCGGCCACGATCAGGTGACGGAAGACCTCCATCCAAAGTGGACGCGAGCCGGACGCCTCGACCAGGGCCATCGCCAAGTGGCTGATGCCGGCGAGCGCCTCTTGGGCGGGGCCGAGCTTCGTGCCCATTTGCTGTGCCGTCTGCGGATCGATCTCGGGGCGGAAGAAGGGCCGCTGCGGGGGGAAGAGCGAGAGGAGCAGCTTGGCTGCCACGTTGTTCACGCCGCGGGCTCCGAGGGAGCTGTAGGGCTGCGTGGCGACGTCGTGGGGGTCCGAGGCGCCTTGCTCTGGGATCAGGCCGGGGATGGTGAGCTTTGCCGCGGAGCGTGCCTGCTCGAGGACCGTGTTGCGAGCGCGCTGCAATAATGCGTAGCGCTGAGCTGCGGTCGCCATTAGAACTTATCCGTGAAGCGGCCACCGCCGCCGCCGGAGAGGCCGGATTTGGTGCCAGTGCTGCCGCCAGATGAGCTG